GCTAATTCTGAGTTTGAATGTTTTGGTTGTTCATCATAAAATAAATCCCGAGTAATCGGGATTTTTTATTATGATATAAAAGAAATTAATTAGTATTTATTATAAAATGTAGATAAAATGACATATGGTATAAATTTTCCATTCAGAGATTCATTCAACGGAACTTATTTTGATTTATCAACTACTAATGATGAAGAAATAAGAACTGATTTGGTTCACTTATTACTAACCAGAAAAGGAACAAGATATTTTTTACCTGATTTTGGAACTAGATTGTATGAATATCTTTTTGAACCATTGGATGGACCAACATTTTCAGATATTGAGGCTGAAATAAGAGATACCGTTTCTGAATATATACCTGGTATCACAATAACTAAAATTGACATCAAACCTGCATCTAGTGATGATGAGGATAAGGGTTCATATGTTAATGATAATGACGAAAGAGTGTTTAGAGTACCTGGAATTGGGACATTAGAACATACCGCTAAGATAAAAATTGACTATAAAATAAATAACGATGTTTTTAATGCTAGTGATTTCGTTATTATTAATATTTAAAGGTTATGGCAAATAAAAAAATATCGTATACTACAAGAGATTTTCAGTCGATTAGGACTGAGTTAATAAATTTCACACAAACATACTATCCTGATTTAGTAAGTAATTTTAATGACGCTTCAGTTTTTTCTGCGTTGTTGGATTTGAACGCGGCGGTTACAGATAACTTACAGTTTAATATCGATAGAAGCATACAAGAAACAGTACTTCAGTATGCACAACAAAGGTCTTCAATCTACAATATTGCTAGAACCTATGGATTAAAAATTCCGGGACAAAGACCTTCTGTTGCGTTAGTTGATTTTTCAATCACAGTACCCGCCTTTGGAGATAAAGAGGATTTAAGATATTGTGGTATTCTAAGAAGAGGTGCTCAAGTTAATGGAGGAGGACAAGTTTTTGAAACAGTATACGATATTGATTTCTCATCGCCAATTAGTGGTGATGGGTTTCCTAATAGATTAAAGATTCCAGTATTTGATTCTAATAATAAATTAATCAACTACACAATAGTAAAAAGAGAAACGGTTGTTAATGGTGTTACTAAAGTGTTTAAAAAAGTTGTCACACCAAATGACGTGAAACCATTTTTAGAGTTGTTTTTACCTGAAAAAAATGTATTAGGTGTTACTAGTGTTATACTTAAAGATGGAACTCAATACGCTAACATACCTTCGGCTCAAGAATTTTTAAACAATGACATCAGATGGTATGAGGTTAAAGCTTTAATTGAGGATAGAGTTTTTGTTGAGGACCCCACTAAAACTTCAGATAGGCCTGGTATTAAAGTTGGAAAATATATAACAACTAATAATAAATTTATCACAGAATACACTCCTGAAGGGTTTTTAAAAATGACTTTCGGTGGAGGTAGTCAATCTGCGGACGAACAATTAAGAGAATTCGCTCGAAATGGATACAAATTAGACCTATACAAATATTCAAATAATTTTGCATTAGGTAGTACCTTAAAGGCAAACACCACGATGTTTGTTCAATATAGAATTGGAGGTGGGTCTACAAGTAACTTAGGGGTTAATGTTATTACTCAAATTGGAACTGTATCGTTCTTTGTCAATGGACCATCAGAATCTGTAAATAATAATGTTGTTAATTCATTAAGATGTATTAATGTTACCGCGGCAATAGGAGGAGCACCCGCACCAACCACTGAAGAGGTCAGAAATTATGTTTCATTCAATTTTGCAGCTCAAAACAGGGCCGTTACGGTTAATGACTATGAATCAATAATAAGAACAATGCCATCACAGTATGGAGCACCGGCAAAAGTTGCAATAACTGAAGAAAATAATAAGATAAAAATTAAAATGTTATCTTATGATGATTCGGGTAAATTGACTGAAATAATATCGAATACTCTTAAAAGTAATGTTGCTAATTATCTATCCAATTATAGAATGATTAATGATTATATTTCAGTGGAAACCGCAAATGTCATTGATTTATCATTAACAATAGATGTGGTGCTAGATTCAACCCAAAATCAAGGGGTGGTTATATCATCGATTATTAATATAGTATCGGATTATTTTGAACCCACAAATATTCAGATGGGACAAAATGTTAACATATCAGAAATTCGCAGATTAATTCAAAGTGAAAATGGCGTTTTATCTATATCTGATATTTTGGTATATAATAAAATCGGTGGACAATACTCATCGTCACAAACTTCTCAGAGATATTTAGATTCTGATACAAAACAAATTGAATTGGTAGACGATACGATATTCGCAGAACCAAGTCAAATTTATCAAGTTAGATTTCCCGGTAAAGATATTAATGTCAGAGTTAAGAACCTTTCTACGGTTAATTTTTCTTGATAATTTATTTATCTAAATAATGGTCTATCTTTTTTTGAAAATAGCAAATAAACTATTTATAAAAAAGGTTTTTCATGTCGAATTCATACAGAATAAGGACTCAAGTTGGAGTTGATAAAGCGGTTAATGTATTATTAGAACAGGACTTTGAGTCACTAGAGATTTTATCTCTTAAAATATTACAAAGTCAAATTTATAATAGACAATGCTCCGACTATGGAGTTGTTGTAGGTCGAGTTAGTGCAAATAACGGATTCGGAATACCAAATGCTAAAGTTTCTATATTCATTCCTTTATCATTAGATGATGAATCCAATCCAACTATATCTGAATTGTATCCATACAAAACTTTAAATGATTTAAATGAAGATGGATATAGGTATAACTTATTACCTTATGAAGTGTCTCACGGAGGACACACACCAACAGGTACATTTCCATCTAGAGAGGATGTTTTAGTAAATCAATCATTAATTGAGGTTTTTGACAAGTATTATAAATTTACTGCAAAAACAAATGATAGTGGTGATTTTATGATTTTTGGGGTACCAATAGGGTCTCAAACAGTTCATATGGATGTCGATTTGTCGGATATTGGAGAATTTTCTTTGTCTCCTCAAGACTTGATTAGACTGAACCTTGCGACTGAAGGACAATTAAACGGTACTAAATTTAAGTCTTCGACTAATCTTGGAGAACTTCCTCAAATAAAACAAGCAAATAGAACAATCGAGGTTGTGCCATTATGGGGTCAACCTGAAATATGTTATTTGGGTATAACTAGAATTGATTTTGACCTTTCACAGGAGTTCGGTATTAAAATAGAACCTGCGGCAATTTTTATGGGGTCAATTTTATCGAATACTGATGAAAATATTATTAAGAGAAATTGCAAGGCTAACAAAAAAATAGGTAATTTGTGTAGTATGGTTACTGGTCCTGGTAGAATTATATCGATTAGACAGACAATTGAATTGGACAACCTTGGAAGACCTTTATTGGAAGAATTCGACTTAGAAAATGGGGGTAATTGTATAGATGAGGAAGGAACATGGTTGATAGATTTACCAATGAATTTGGATTATATATACACAAGTGAATCAGGAGAAAGACTAATATCGACAAACAAATCTATAGGAATACCAACAAGGGCTAGATATAGATTTAAAATAAGCTGGCAACAACCTCCAACAATAACTGGTAAAATACTAAGAGCCTCCTATTTAGTTCCTAATATTAAAGAGTGGGGATGGACTGGTACCTCTTATCAGGACCCATTACTTGTAAATTATGAAGATACAGGTAACACAACAGGTGTTATTGAAATACTTGGGGATATTTTTGGAGTTTGTCGAGCGCCTGAAGATTCTTTTCTTAATCAAGAAACTTATAAGATGGCGGCGGCTTCTTATGCGTTTAGTGTTGATTGGGAAGAATACGGAGCGGGTCCCGACAAAAACCAGATGATTTTAGAGGCAATAACATGTCAGGACAGATTTTTTGAATTTAGACACAGTAAAGTTTATACCGTATCAAGTTTAATAACTGAGTTCAGAGCGGCCTCAAATAATGACTATAGGTATTTGGCAATTAAAGACATTTTGAACAGTGAATGTGAATCAACAACAAATACATTTCCGGCTAATGATGGACAAAAAAATAATGACATTATATATTTGTTGTTTTCTATTTTAATGACTCTTATGGTACCAGTGATGTTTGTATTAATGTTACTTTCACACTTTGTTACTCTTATATTTTGTATATTAGCCTTTATATTAGGGGCGCTAAAGGTCGTTATTTGTGGAATTGCTGATTTTTTAAACCTTTTGGGGGACATACCCTTATTGGGTCTTCCATTTCGATTGGCGGCAATACCTTTTGAGTTTTTATGTAATCCGATTGAAGATGCGTATGATAAAATGAAAGAGGAGTGTGGGACCTCAGGTTTACAATTACCTGTTTTTGTTTACCCTGATTGTAATTTTTGTGAGTGTGCTCCTTTGACCGCTGAGAAAGTCCCCGCAGATTTAGGAGATTTGGGTTATCCTGGTTTAAATGAGGCTTTACAAGCGGCAGGAGGGACTAGTTTGTTACAAGATTTTCATTCCCCCAGTAAATGGGAATGTAGTAGAGTCCCACAACTTTGGTACGATACTAGCGGGTTTGGGCTTCCTGAAATAGAAACAACACCAATTGCAGGTGAAGATATATCTAATAATATCGGTGCATTACAAACAGGAGGTCCGGCTTTAAGTGGTGTTAAAGTACACGCACCAATACAACAAGATATAATAGTAGATGACGGCGAAGCTGGAGGTAGAGGAAATGTCGATGCTTGGAAAATGTTTACAACTAGTATTCCATTTTTTGAACGGATAAATCTACTTAATACTAAAGCAAAGTATTTTTCACCAACTGCAAACCCTGGAGGTGGAAGGAATAGAATCAGAGTAAAATTTGCGTCTGATAATGCCTCCAATACTGGATTTCACGAAGATAATGTTTTAATATTATTTGTAAAACCAAGTCAACTTGGTAATTTTGAATCAGGAAAGATTTTCTCACCTGTAGAAAAAGATTTTTCACAAGATTTAAATTTAAATAATACAAGTTTGACTGAAGAAACTCAGTTTGGTAATTTTTCAACAACAGGAACTACTTTAGGTACTCCTGTATTAGATTCGAATGGTAATATAACACATTTTGAACGAGACATTGATGTTTACTATGCTAACGCAAGTGGTATTGGAAACACAGGACCCATCAATTATACAATAACAGCATCAACAGGTGATTTAGGAACTAATGAAAACTTTTATAAATTCCCGAGTGATATTGAGTACTTTCAAGTTATAACAGGATTAACGGTTGCTGATTATATTTCTTTTTCAAACACAGGTAGTACTTCGGAAACAATCAGAGGTAGAATACTTGGTAGTTATATGGACATTGTTCATGATTTATTCGATTCTTCTCCTACAGGTGTAGATATTGATAATGCTACACAATTATATTATGACCCCGACACAACTAATGGTGGGTTCTCAATGGGAGACGCTTCGGGTAATCCAACTAGATGGAATTGTCAAAAAGATGCTCAAGAAATTGGTATAGTGTTTTTAGTTAGAGGAGTTGACCCTTATAGTAGTAGACAAACATGTTCATATGATTTAAGTTTATTATTCGGTCACACTAGTTGGCTAACACCTGGATTAACTATTGAAGGACAGTTCAAATTGAACATTCCAATTCAAGGGAATATAAGAAATGTTAGACACGGCACTTCATCCATAACAAACAACACATCGATTGACACATACTCAGGAATACATCTTTTTTATCCATCATATAGTTTTTCTCCAGATACCACTATGTATCAACAATATACCACTACGGCAACTTCTTATTACCTTCGTGGAGATTTTGCCGATACCGCTGGAATTGGTACTGTTGCTGCAGTTACGGGTATAAGTGGGTTAAGAGTGAGTGATAATAACTGGTTTACAAGACAATTTTGGGAAAGATGGACAGGAGGATATTTCTACTACCCTGATGTTGACGGTTCTTTTATAATTGGATGTAAGTCGGCATATCCCGATGGAAATAATGACCCTAATAATTTTAATAGTTATAATCAACCTACTAATACAAGAAATAGAGGGTATTTTAAAGATGAAATTGTTGAAGGTGCGGGGGTTATGTATTTAGATGCTAGTGAATATCAACCTGCACATTTTGGAAATAATACCATATGTCTGGGCGGAAATGTTACGTCAGGGTATGTTTCTTATTCTTATCGTTCATACAATTCATCAGATTCTACATATTCAATTAACATAAACATGAACAATTCACAAAGAATTGTCATGAGGAGTGATAGGTTACCAACAAGCAGTTCTGAACAAATAAATGGTAGTTTTTCTTACGCATTACACGCAAATCAAAATTTCACATTATTTGAAGTTAATGATGATGGATATGTGCAGTCTTCAGGCATTGGAAGTGGAGAAGGAGGTCCAAGTGAAGTGGATGTTAGTGGTAATCCTACTTTATCAGGTGCTGGAGATACTTTTAGCTGTGATGGTATAATACCATTAGAATGTTATCAGTATGATGAAAATACTGGTATGGTAACAGTTGCTCCGGCTGGAGACGATTGTTATTATAATAATGACCAACCCGGAAAACAAAAAATTGTGGTAAATGGATGTTACGTGTTGGTTACAACACCAATGTTAAGTATTCCATTGGATTCAAAATTAATTTTTGAATGGGCTGCTAGAGTTAGACTAGGATTTGCTGCTTGTAGAAATATTTTTGGTCTTATTTTTACTAATTATTGGGTTAATGGTACTTTATTTATGTTCCCTTTCGGAAATAGAATACAATATACATCACCGCCTTCTAATTCACCATATCCTTGTATTTGTCCTGATGTTGCATTTGTAGACCATATAACCAACAATGTTTATTATAGGTCGGCTCCGTATAGGTACAATGTACCACCACTTAGTACCGGGTTTATAGGTAAAGATAGTCCTATTAATAATGGTGAAGGTGGTCCCGGAAGCGGAAATATAAAAAACAAACCTAATTATAAGAATTTATTATTTCCGACAACAGTAATGGATTTAGGACCAAGAACATTATATACCACAGAATTAGTTTTAGACGACAGTTATTTAGGATATGTCATGGATAGATTATCAACAACCTCTTACCAAGACACCTCCGACCTTTTGAACCAATTTATAATGTCTCGATTATTATCGCAGTCTTTGATTGGTGAAATTATATCTTCTTTAGGTGGACCAGCTACCGATATTGTGAGAAGACTGTTCTCAAGAGGTTATAATAAGGTAGACGGAGACTACGCTCAAATGGTCGCAATAAATTCACAAATAGGTGTTTTTCCATACGATACTGATGAATATTTAACACCTGAACCTACAGAAGTACCAGCGGCACCACAAGGATATGTTTATACAAATCCAAGTAGTTCTAAGTATAATGTTTTTGGAGTTTTTTATAAACAGAATTTTGAACTAAGAGATTGGTTGTCACCACACAGACTCTTGACAACCCCTGATGGATTAACGGCCAATCCATGTGTTTTTGAGGATTACCCAATTTTTACACAAACAGTACCTTTTTATCAGTGGTATACTATAGAAAATAGAGGTAGAGACGAAACTCCTAACCCTGACAGTATTTTTGGTGACCAAAGGAATGATTGGTGGACGCCCCAATTTATTGACGGTCCCGATACTTTTTTCACATCATATTATCAAGGGATGGATAGATTAAATTCAGGTTTCATGCAACCCGCGGACGGCTCAATTTATTCATTCCACGGAGGGTTTTTATATAATGTAACTGCGGGACAAATTGACGCAAACCCACCAACGGGGGCAGGACTACCAATTTACCAAGTTGAATTTAAAGTTGATTTTAAACCGACTAATGAGGTATATACTGGTAGAATTATGACACCATCTGGACCTTATTATTTTTATTTTGGATTAAATAGAGGTAAAAGTGCTTTTGATAGGTTTTTAACTAAATGGATAATAAGTGATGTATTTGAAATTTAATGGGAAATAATAACGAAATAAGAATAATTTTAGGTTCACTAAGATACAAATCATCGTCTAATGTTGATATGGCAATTAAAGTGCCATTTATTCAGACATCAAAATTAATTACGGAATATGATAAAAATATTGATTTAGATTTACAACAATTATTTGATGACGAAAGACAGAAATCTACAAAATTTAGACCTAGCTCCAAATTTTTATTTGTTTTCAAAAACTCATATACCGGTACTTCGACATATGAACCATTTAGAAATAATTTATATTATGTAAATGCCGAAAATGACGCAGCAATAGAGTGTACTATTGGTAACGCGGAATGGGCGGGATTTCCGCAGTACACTGAATTTGATTTCATAAGGACAGATTACGGAGCAACAGGATATACTCAACCAGACTCATCAAGTCCCCCAAATTACCACTTAAAATTTGAACCTCAAAGTGCTAGTTCTTACAATTGGAGTTTTTATATGAGTTATGCATTTGAGAATGATTATAATAAACCTTTAAGTGCGGTTTTATTAGATAGAGGAATAAAATACACTTTAAATTGGACCGCTCAAGATGGGATACCTTTTGTTGTTAGACTTTCAGATGATGGAGGTAAAGATATTGTATCTTTTGTTTCTCCTTTAAAACATGGTATTAGGGTCGGAGAGTTTGTAAAATTAGATTTTAGTTATGGAACTAGTACTGGACCCACCGATACGTTCCAAGTTTATTCTTTAGGTGACGGAACATTCGAAAGTGATTTATATATTTTTAATCTTTTGAATCCTGGTTTTTTAGGAACTACTTTTATTGATGGTACTATCGGGACGGCAAAAAGAGTTGTTATCGATACAAATTTAACTGAAACAACCTCTAAATATTATGTGAGAAGAAACAAAATTTTGACTAACCCCCAAAATGCTATTATGTCTAAAGCGGCCTTCGAACAAAACATATTTAAGGATAATAGAAAATTAGAAAGGTCGTCCCTTACTCCAAATGCTATACGAAGGTTTTCAATAAAAGAAGGTTCTCAATCATACACACTTAGTTTTAATGAGGATTTGGATTTATTGAATTTAATAGACAATCAAAAAAGACCCGTTACCGAATTATTTTACACAGTTATTTGGAGAGGTTATTTTGGATGGATGAATGATTTGAAACTAGGTTATGAGTTTAATCTACCCTTAGACCCTATTACAAAATTACCAACAAGTTGGTGGTCCTCACCAAATTCTGACTCAAATTTGAGTAGTAGTCAATATTTTAATTTGGCGCCATATGGAACAAATCCAGTCGGTATACCCTATCAATTTTTTTATGTAAATGTATTACAATCTGGAGATACTATTGACGGAGATTTATGTGAATGGAATGACTACGAACAAAGTGAAAGAGTTATCTCTGACATATATCATAAATTAACATTTAATCAAAATAATTTTTCAGTTTCAGTTTTTGTTGACGACGAAAATTATTATTACCCTGGGTATTATTATAGACCACTTCATCCAATCACAATACGAGCTTTTTCAGACTATATTGAAGAAAGTGAGTCAACTAATGTGGAGGGAATTCCTAACTGGGCATATTTTTCCGAAAATAGAAATTTATTCATTTGGAGAGACATATATACATATGGTTATATAGATTCAGATGGAATTGGAGTAGACCAACCATTTTTAAATGGAAAACATCACCCATTTAAAAATATAATTTTTAGATTGATACCTGAAGGTACTAACTATTTACTATTAAATAACGTAGCTGACCCAATAACTGACCCCTGTGAATAATAGTTATAGATTCATATTATCCGATAATAACCAATCAATTGATATACCAATTGAAATTAAATGGGATTTTAATGGTCATACCGATAGTATTGAAATTTACGAAGATGAGGTTATTGAAGAAATCATTGGACTACCTAAAGATTATGAAATATCAAGATTTGCTCACGATTATTATGGTACTGAGAATCAAAGCTCAATAGAGTATCAATTCTATTTTTTTAATGGAACTTCGGTTGACATACCAACCTCGGTGGATACCGATTGGGTAATGAGTTATCAACAGGCAGGATTCTCAATCGAAGAATTATATTATCAAACTAGACCTGTGGTAAAATCGTTTTTTAAGATTGATTTTTATGACAGTACGGATAAC